TAGCTACCGAACGTGCTTATGCTAACAAGTTTTCCCGTAGACCAATTTTCAGTTCCTTTTCTCCTGTACTGCACCTCACACCCCAGGTACAGATGTATGTAGTCGCGTATGTCTTTCATTACTGAAGTAATTCAGGGTTTTCGTAGATGTTTCCGGCGTAGTGGTAATTGGCACAGTCTTCAAGAGTATAGGTCCAGAAAAGACCTTCGTCCAAATCCTTTGCCCCGGCGAGTTTATAAGTGTTGTATTCCTCAACGAACAGCGTGGCGAACATTGACCATTCGTCAATCCAAACCACGACTAAATAGTGCCTAACATCGCCGCCATCTTCCTCTTGTTCATAGAACAAAATGTCACCTTCATATACTTCTCGTTCTTTGTAACATTTCTTCCCTGTGAATTGCATCAGCGTTACTGGTTGTCCTTGCTTCAGATAGTTCAGGCAATCGCCTGGCTGTTCATCATAAAGCATTCTGGCGGGAATGTCCTTTTGCCGGCCTTTACCTTTGTAGCCTTCATGCCAGCAACGAAATTTTATTACTCTGTTCATAGCCCTACTTTTTTCGTAAGAAGATCAAGTAACTCAACACTGCCAGTGTCCCGATGATGAATACCCATAGAGCTATCTTCACTTGGTTCTCTTCTACAGAAGCCCATTTATCCAGTGAGCGGAACGACCCGTCAGGCACAAGGCTCGCCAGGCCATAAAAGGCCAAGGCGTAGAGCGTAAATAGGCCAAGCACTTTCGGAAATGCGCTACTGAATAGTCCTTGCTTTTTAATGTTCCGTAGATCCAGTATCTCATGGCTGTCTCTCATGTTGTAGGTGTTTCGGTTCATAGCGATAGCAGTTGAAGTAATTTCAATTTCTCGGCCACGGCTCCTTCCAGCGCTTTTACCACCGCGTCAATGTCCTCTTCGACACTGGCCCACTTGATAACAATCCGGGTCATCTTGTATTTCTCCTCGATCATGCGCGGGTCGAAGGTGCAGAAGTTCCAAGTATGCCGGCCTGTGAACAGCATCAGCGACACACACTGCCAGTAATACTCCGGGTAGCATCGTTTCAGGTCGTAGTGGTCCGTCAGCATCAGGTAATCAATCTGTTCATCCGAGGACGGGCATTTTATTTCCAGTCCTTCATCAGTCCCGATTAACCTGTCAGGAGATCCGCCGGCATGATCGCTGAATACCTGGAAGCCTGTGGCCTCGGTTGTGATTCCGTATTTCTCTTCGAAGTATTGGACGGCCACCGGCTCTAGTTCCTTGCCGTAGACAAGCGGGTAAGCGTAAGGCCCAGGGAGTGGTTTGCCGGCAAGTGTTTCCCACACCTTCACCCTGATGTACTTCAAACCCTTTTCGCTCATCTTTGAAGGGTCAGGCACTTGCGTGGTCTTTGATCCTTTACCGGTCTTCGGCCGGGCCGCCAGCTCCTCAGGTGTCATAGGACGCTTACCGCAGTCCATGATCTTGTATATTTCCGAGGAGGTAAACCGGCCCAGTCGAACAGTGTCCCATTCATCGGAGCCTTGCTGTACATGCTTGGCTGCTGTCTCCTCGTTCAGGAGGTCAGTGAAGAAAGGATCGTTAAAGTCAGCGTATTTCATTTGGTCAGTTGGGCTAAGAATTGACGAGCTCTTCCAATTGCCTTGACGTATAGCGCAGGTGTTCTTTCACCTTTCCAGTTATCAGGATCGCCAGCGCTTCGGAATGACGGGTCTTTCTCACAGATTTTCTGGTAGAGCTCCATGTACTGTTTGTGTAGCTTGTCTACGTCCAGTTCCGGTAAACGTCCGTCGATGTCTTGATCTGCTGTGGTGATGCCAAGCGCTGCGATAAGGCTGTAGCGCTGTCCGTATTGAACACCCGATCCGATTGCCTGTATGGCGTTCTTCCCTCCGCTGGTGTCGGCTATAATGGGCACAGTAGTAGCCTCGGAGTGCCCGAGAGTGTGGGTTATGATGCATGTGACGCCAGTGATTTTAGAGGCGTCCTGGACGATTTCAAAACGTTTGGTGAGCCCGTGTTTCTTCAGCAGTCCTTTGATCTGCCGGTCGATGTCTGAAAGTGGAGCATAGTAGTACGCAGGCTTATCACCCTCTTTGTATGATACAGGTTTTGTTTTACGCAAGTCCGGGCACTCCTCCTGAAAGGCCGCGAGAGCTTCAAAGAAAGCTTTCCTGGCCTGCTCTTTATCCCAGCGCTCCTTCATTTCAAGAAGGCGTTCCAGCTTGTCGATGTCCAGGTTTTTGTCAATCGCCATTTCAAGCAAATGGCCCGGGCTGTACGGCTGTATTTCCTGTTTTACCGTTTGAACTTGTGTTTCCATTCAGGTATAAAATTTTTTTTGTGCTTAGAAAAAAGCCGCCGCCCGTAGACGGCGACTTAAAACCCCCTGCCTATGAAAGCTCTTTTACGAACAGTTTCTTTGCTTCTTCTTTGGCTGTAAGATCAATGCCGTGGATCTCGGCGAGAACGTCCACTACTGCCATAAGGCCATTGAAATTCCATTCTTCTTCACTGGCACCGCGATCAGACCGCTCAAATGCAAATTCAATTCGAGCAATCTCTTCAATGCAATATCCGGTGGCCTCAATTTGTTTTATCCCTCGATCACGGCGCTGATCAGACACACAAAAGCGCGGTTTAACCACACCCCACCAATCCCATTCGTTTTCCATGATATTGTCGGGTGTCATGATGAACCCAGTAGCTTCAGCTACGATATTGCCGACTGCGCAAGCTTGACACTTCCAATGCTGTAAAGTATTATTCATGTATGCTTTTACAAGCACATTGACGGTGTAATGAAAATCTCTCATGGTTATTTTTATTTAGTGTCGTGTTTTAGTCTACATCGAATAGTGTAATACCATTGAATCTAGCGGCGAAGGCCATTGCGTCGCTGATCCATTCGAACTTGGTGATTATCGGCCCGCACAGTGCTTTCGTCTCTACCAGGTAGAGTGGCTTCGCCATCATTATATTCTCGTCGATCGAGTCTTTTAGATTGTCGATGCAAATATCGAACAGGCAGTTCCCGCAATACCGGTATCTATCACCATCAAAATCTGCATCGTGTTGAATGCCTTGTTCTGTGGGGTAGGCCATAAGCTCACCAACAAAACATCCATTCGGGTTTTCCTCAATTGTCCATCCCTTATAGTGTATTGCTTCCATGACCTTTTTACTTTTCGTTTGGTGGTGAAGGGAGTAGTTGCCAGTGGGTGACACGTTCAGGTAAGCCTGAACCAATTGATCCAGCGGTGATAATTCTGAACCAACCTTCGTCTGTAACTGTGAGAACGGTTTGACCATCTTCCGGCAGTCTATCCTTCACTGATATCCACTCTCTTTCCTTCAGCTTTGCGATCACTTCTGCGTTTTGTAGGGAAGAGAACTCCTGCATTGCTGGAACAATACCATCGTCTATCTCACATTGCATAAGCCTATCTTTCCCATCCACGAAATGCTTTTCAAGAACCTCCTCTGCTGTTACTGGTAGTTTATTATCGCTCATGACTCAAGGGATTTATAAATGTCCGATACGTGCTTCCATGCTTTAACCCTGGCGTTAGACTCGTTCATAGCCCTGATGCTAAATGTCCTGCGCTCTCCTTTCACTACATGCTCGAAGACAAAGGCAATAAGGCCATGCGGTTTTTGATGTGATGAAACAAGTTTCATGACTCAAGAGATTTAACAAAGGATTCAACTGACTTTACGAGACTGACGAAGTCCGGAGCCTCTATTGCATGTTCGCCTTTTGTGGGTCCTCTTTGGAATCGGACTGTAGCAGTGTAAAACATCTGATTCTTTGTATGCGACAAGAAGCCTCGTCTTATCCATAGACTGATGTCTTCGATGCTATCCTTTTTGAAAGGATCGACTAGTGTGGACACAAACTGATCCTGCTGCTCGTCTGATTTGAATAGGCGCATCAGGTTCATAGCTCACGACGTTTAGCGAACGGTAACGAATCATCTGACTTTAGCCAGTCCTCCACGAAAGGAATGATGTCCGATTTCCTTCCGCAGACCCGGGCGGCGTAGGCAGCCTCGATGTAGTCCTGCGCGAACTCCACCGACTCAAACCGATTGTGATGCTGGTAGTATACCTCGATCTCGTCCAGCATTTTGAACAGGTGGTAGATCAGAATCTGGTTCGCGGTACTGGATGCCATTGCCCGGATCTCGGCTTTGTCGGCTTTTATTTGAGATTTCAGTAGTCGGATATAATTGTCCGCTGAATCTGTAATTGATACCGGGCGCTTGATCTCTTCCAATTCTGTCTCCATGAGAGGATCACGGACTTCCTGAACGTCTTCGATATGGTCAGCCATTGGAACCTCCTTCCGCTTTGGCGATTGCTGATTCACTCAGCTCGTTGAACTTCCTTTCTAACGCGGTAAGTAGGGACAGTTCGTTGAGACTCATTCCCTCTACATCAAAATCATCAATGAATTTTCCGAAGGTTTTCAGTGCTTCCAGAAGTTCCGGCGCTGCTGCTATCAGGCGGGCATTGGATTCTCTTTGATTTTTTGTTGTGCCCCTGACGTACGCTATCCATTCCCCGTCATCTATTTCAGTTGTACTGTTATAAATCTCTGAACACGGTAGCCCATATATTTTGTGATCAGAATTATTGTTGGCAAACCAAGGACCACGAGTGTGTTGTTCTTTAGTGAGTTCCATAGAGGGGGTCAATATTTAGAGTTAAACTCGCGTAATTCTTTCCAGTATGGAGCGGCCATCTGCCGGCGGGTGTCCTCGTCCATGCCTTTAATGTCGTACAGTCCTTGCAGGCTGTCGATCAAGGCATTCATCACGTGCTCCTGTCGCCATATTAGGTATTCAATCGAGCGGATAAAGACGTATCCTATAGCTAAGCCACCGAGTGCAAAGTGCCAAGGCAGTATCCTGTCGAAGTCTTCATTAGAGGTACAGAAGATCAGCCATACGATCTTCCCAATGATAAGCCCGGCAGGCAATGAGAAAAGCCGGGTAAGCTGAACGGAGATATGTTTCTTGCTGAACTTGATCCGGCGTGTGACCGGCGGCACCATCAGGAACCCGAACAGCATAATGCAGAAGGAAAAGAAATAGGGCCCCAGCACTAGATAC